ACCACCGGCGGCAAGGATGGCACGAAAAATGCCGGTAATCTGGTCGGAATTCATGGATCACTCCTGTTGAAAGCCGCCCGAGGCCCGGAGCGGCGGCGGGGTTAGGACAGGCGGGCCGCCTGGAAGTGCATGGGGTCATTGGGCAGGTTCACCCAGCCTTCATCGGCAAAGGCCTTCACCACCTCTTTGACGAAGCGGCGCTTGCTCTGGCCCATGGGCTTGTTGCCGGGGTCCAGATCGATGGCCACGCCATAGGCATGCATGGACAGCGTGTTGCTGTTGCGCTTCAGTCGAAAAACGAAAGTGCCGCCAAAGGTCGAGACGCCCCAGGCATCGATGGTGGCCTGGCTCTTGCCGGAGGCGAGCCAGATGGCGGCAAGGACGCGGCTGAGGCTTTCGGCGCACTTGCGGTGGATGGTGAGCGTGGTCACGGGCTGGCCCGCATAGCGCATCTTGAATGGGGGCTTCACGGCCACAAGATTTGCCGCCTTCCACTTGTCGGAGGCGTGGCCATTCTTGCCGCGCGGGTTGCCATAGAAGGCATCGCAGGCCGATTGCTTGGGCCAGGTGTTCATGCTGTCTCACCTCATGAAAAAGCCGCCCGGAGGCGGCGCGGTTTGGGATTGTGGGGGAGTGTCCGGTTCCGGGCCGTCCAGCCCGCAGGCCCAGAGGCCGAAATGCAGGGCCGAAATCACGATCAGGGCCAAAGCCGCCAGCTTCAGTGTCATTTGTGAACTCCCAGAATGAATTCGAAAATCGTGATGATGCGGCCCACCACATCAGGCCCCTGCCCAATGCCCACGAAGGCGGCGGCGATCACCACAAGAACCTTGGAATCCATGGCCTCGATTAGCCCCCGCAGGCCGGAACGGCGGGCCGCCCCGGTGATGGCCTCGCGGGTGGCGCGGGCCTCTGCCGCTGCCTTGGCGTCAAGGCGCTCCTGCCAGAGGATCGTCACCTTGGTTTCAATCGGAATGTCTTCAGTCATCGCGCACCCATCGTCTTGCGAGGCTTCGGGCGGCCCGCCACGCCCGTGCCAGACAGAACGGCGCGTCGTGAAATCGTCCCCCCATCCGCCACAGCAGGAAGGCGATAACCATGTCGATCAGCAGGAAGGGCGCGAAGGTGAGAAGGGCCGCGAAGGCGGTGCCCAGTTCCAGTGCCGCCATAGGCCGCCCCCATGATCATCAAGAATGCGAGATAGCCCGCCGCCTCAGCCGCAGCGGCATTGGCTTCAAATGTCGATCCCCAGACAAGCCACACCTGATCCAGCAGGGTGACGGGCAGAAACAGTGCCGCCACGGCATAGGCCAGACGGCTGCGGCCCCAGATGGCCAGCCAGAGGATCAGCGCCATGTCATGGCAAACCCATGCCAGCGGGGAATCCGGGGCTGTCACATCAATGGCCCGCATGGCCAGCCAGTGTAGGCCCATGACAAGCGCCACGCGCCGCGCCTCACGCGATGGCCACGCCCAGGCCGCCAGCCCGGCAAGGCAAAGCCCCGCCAGATAGGCGAGGCCCCATGCGGTATCTGGAATGAAAGGCATCAGCGGCGCGGGTGATTGGAGAGTTTCAGCGCCACGCTGGACCCCGCCAGATCGAGGTATTCCTGCGAATAGGCGGGTGCGGCAGGCAGGTCAAAACCGTGGGCACGCGCCCATTCCGAAATGCGGGCATGAATGTCCATGGCCTCGTTCTTGGCCTCGATCAAGGCATTCTGGGTCTTGGCGGCACATTCCTTCACCTCAAGCTGGGCGTAGCGCAGCATCATCAAGGCATCGGAGAGGGCCTGGGTTTTCGGCGTCACGGGAAATTTGGGCATGGGTCTGTCTCCGGTTGTGTGGGGTGATCGAGGTATTGACGGGGCTGGTTACTGCACCTTTTTCCACGTCATGATGGTGCCGCCGACGCCAGAGGCCCCGGCTTTCAGAATGGCGTTGCTCGCGGCAATTTCGGAGCGCCAGCGCAGGGCCACTGTGCCGCCGGTGCCTTCCACGCGCACCAGCCAGCGGCCCGTGATGGGATAGTTGGTATTCGCCACCGGAACGCCCGTGGCACTTGCCAGAATGGTGTCATCGGCATTCTGCCAGGCCGGGCCAAGTGTGGTGGTGGCCAGCGGGGCGAAGGCCGCGCCGGACACGGTGCCGGACGGCACGTCAATGCCCATGCCCCAGCCGGTGGTGGCAACAGCGGTCTGGAAGGTTCCGATCACCTCCACCTCATAGGTGGTGTTGGCCGCCGCCGTGAAGCTCATGCCCGTGACGCTGGTGAAGGTCACGGTGCTGTTGGTGAAATCGGAGGCGAGTGCAACGGTGCCCTCGAACAGGGCGCGCACGTCATCGCCGTTCAACTCCTCCACATCGCCAGCACCCGCCGTCTTGCGGCCCAGCGCCACGCCGGGGCCGGAGACGTTTTGCATCTTGGCATAGGTGATGGCGTCATTGGCGACCGTGACGGCCCCCGTCGATGTGTTGATCGTGGCGTCACCAGAGGCTGTGAACCCGTTGAACACGCCGGAATCGTTGAACTGGATTTGGCCATTTGTGCCGCCGGGCGAACCGCCGCCACCGCCGCCCGAAGGCGTGGCCATGATGGGATCGGCCCCCGCACCCTGAGACGTGGGAACCTGATTGACCGTGCCGGGGCCAATGGTGCCCCAGCCCGTGCCCTTGCGCACGACAAACAAGCCCTGCGTGTTGCCCAGTTCGGCGTCGAGAATGGCCGATAGGCTGCTGTCCACCGCCGCCGCAGAACTTCCGGTGATATTGGCCTTGACCGTGTGGGCTGCCATGTTGGCGAGATCGGCATTGGCCACGGTGCCGTCTGCAACCTTGCCGCTGTTCACGGCATTGGCGGCAATGGTGGTGCCGAGCGCCCCGGCCACTGTTGTCACGTCACCCGTGAGTGCCGGGAACTGCCCGGCCTGCAATGTGCCTGTGAGGGCCGTGGTGGGCAGGCCCGTGAGGTTTGCGGCGCTGCCAGACGATGGCGTTCCCAAGGCCCCGCCATTGACCAGCGGAGCGCCAGCCGTTCCCACGTTGACGGCAAGGGCCGTGGCGACGCCCGTGCCAAGCCCGGTCACGCCCGTGGCCACAGGCACCGTCACGGTGCAAGTGGCCCCCAGGGTGCAGGTCTGGCTGTTGACTGTTGTGGCTGAGTTTGTCAGCGAGCCGTTGCCGATGTTGGTGAGCGTGTTGGACGCGCCCGAGATCGTTTTATTAGTGAGCGTGTCGGTTGTGGCTTTGCCCACCAGTGTATCGGTTGCGGCGGGCAAGGTGAGCGCGCCAGACGCCGTGGCAGAGGCTGCAACCGTTGTGGTGCCGGAGGTGCTGCCATTGAATGTGGCACCCGTGCCGCCGATGGCAGGCCCTGAGAACGTGCCGCCCGTCACCGTCTTGCCCGTGAAGGTCATGGACGCAGGCAGAGAGATTGATGGGCTGCCGCTCACTCCACTACCATTCGTGACAGCGATTTCATTCGCGGTGCCATTAATGGTTGTCAGTGCCCATGCGTCGGTGCCAGTGCGGACAGCAATGCCTGTAGTGACCATCCCTTCCAGCGCTGCAAGGTCGTTGGCGAGCGCGAACGTCGGGTTGCCCGCCGTGCCTGCCGGATTGGTGATGGTGAGGCCAGAGGCGGGGGCCGTGAGGGTGCGCGCCGCACCGGTGCCAGCCCCGGTGTAGGCCCAGAGGCCCGCCGTGCTGTTGCCCGCCAGCGCGGTCAGATCGGCATCCAGCGGCTGCGCATCGGTGATGCCATAGCCGGAAAGCGTGGTGGGCCGTGACGTGATGTTGGTGAACACCGGGGCCACGGTGCTGTTGATCATGGCGTTGACCTGCGCCACGGTGAGATCGGCGGCGTTGGCCGTTGCGCCCGTATTGTTGCCCTTGATCGTGCTGGCGGGCATCTGGGCAAGCTTGGTGTTGCTCACACCATTATTGGTGAGCGACAGGCCATAGGTGGAGTTGGCCCCGCCATCCGTTCCAGTGATCGTGGTGCCGTCCGGCGTGATGGCGCGTTCAGCAGAGAAGCTGCCGGAATTGCCCACCATGACATAGGCCCCCGAGGCCGAAGCCACGCCGGTGCCCAGCGGCGTCATCACCCGCCATTCGTCATTGGCGGCATAGTAGCGCATCAGATAGACGGTGGTGGTCTGAAGGTCTCCCGATGACAGCGCAGCGCCATTGGACGCGACAAGCTGCTTTGCCCCCAGGCCGTTGTCATTGTAGGTAGCCGCACCTGTGTTGCTGACGATGGGCTTGATCTGCCGCATCATGCCGTCAACAAGCGCCGGAGCAGATGGCGTGGTGCTACCCGTGATGGCATTGGCACTGCCACCCACGGTCGCCACAAGCACGCTGCCGTCATAGAGCTTCGACAGTTCCTGATTGGCGCTGTCCACGCCTTCGCTGCCTTCGCAGGTCGCGGGGTTGCCCGCGGCGCGATCCGCAACAGAACACATGGCGCGGTCGAGGGTGGCTGCGCCATGGACGGGGGCAAGGCTCAGGAAGGCAAGCGCAATCAGCGCCGCAAGAATGCGTCGGTGCAGTGACATAAAGCGATCCTTATGTGTCAGGTGAAAAGTTCAATGGCCTCATCGGCCAGTTCAAGCGTGCGTTCTTCGAAGCCATTGGGGCGGATCGACATGACCTTGACCCGCCGCCCGATGCGGCCCCACGGCCCGGCCCCCACCATGAGGCCCGGTACGATGCTGCCATCATCGGCAAGCGGGGTGGTGAGCGTGCAGGTGTTGCTGTCGGTCACGTCTGTGACCTGCACCTGCACCACATCAGAGCCGGGGATTTCGATGGCAAGCCCCATGGGTTCCGAGGGGTTGAGGAAGTCACCCATGTTGAGCATGTCGCCCGCATTGAGCAGGTCGCCCCCGGCAGACCAGGGCATGATATTGTCGAGTGTCAGTGCCGTGATGAACCCGCCCGATGATGTGACGGCGGAAATGAACCCCGCCAGAACGGCACGATCCACAACGTCATCCCAAAGCATGACCACATCGCCACGCTTCAGCAGGAAGCCGTCGAGGCCCAGCTTGCGCACAAAGCGCTGCTGGCGCAGCACCGCCTGTCGCAGGTCGAAACTGGCCCGCGCCGTGATCTTGGCGCTGTCGGTGATGCCGGTATAGGTCACCCGGTCAATGCGCTTGGCGTTGGTTTCCGTCTTTCCCTCACGATAGACCATCAGGTGATCGATGGCGTATTTCAGATCCTCATTCTGGAATTCGGCGCGAATGGCATCCGGCAACATCACAAAGGCCAGCGTGTCGCCCTGGGATTGGGAATTGAGCGGCGTGATGGCATAGCGCACGGGCAAGGCTGAGGTGTCCTTATCCTCGATGACGCCATAGACCTCGGCATTGCGGGGCGAGGCGTAGCCAGCAGAGGCCAGCATCTGCTTGGCCTCATCGATGCGGGCGCCCTGCAGCACGGCATTGCAGACGTGTGCGGCACCGGCGCATGTGGTGAACCACGCGGCAAGTCCATCCTCATCAATACTTTCCCCAGGCACCGGACTCTGGCTCCAGCCCCCAAGCAACAGCTTGCGATAGAGAGCCGCCGGGTTTTGCGTCGGAACCTCCTCGGCCGGCCAGATGGTCCCGTCAAACACCGGCGCATAGCTGGTGAACTCGCCATAGACGCTGCTCACCTGAAGGTTGGGAACCGACATGGCGATGACGCTCAAGCCCTGTTGCGTGAAGGGGGGCACATCCCGCTTGGTCTGGATGGCTTCAATGGAGCAGTCCGAGCGGAAGTCCTTTTGCCCGATGAAAATCTTGTATTTTCCAGAGACGTTGCGGTATTCGAAGAAGTCAGCGTTCACTGCATTTGTATTGTAGGCATAGTCTGACTCCGTGAACCAGATTTCGCGCGAAGCCACGCCGCGCTTGACGCGAATGTCATAGACCCCCGCAGGCCACTCGGCTGGGTCCAGATAATATGTGGCACCGTTCTCATCAATCTCGCCATTGAGACAGCGCGAGCCGCCCGCAGCATGGACGCTGATCACGTTTGTCAGGTCAGTCGCGCTGGCATCACTTTCAAGCAGCTTCAACAGGTAGATGCGCACGTCATCAAGGGCTGCGCCATTGTTGCTGGTCACATTGAAGCGGTATTTTGTCGAAGCCATGGGATTGGCAATGTGTCCGTAATAGTTGGTCTTTGACGCATCAAAATCATGATCAACATCATCGATCCGCACCCACGCCGCACCATCCCACGCCTCCCAATAGAACGTCTTTGGCGCATAATCGACACTGGCGGCATTAAGCAGAATCCAGAAACTGCGCATGGTCACTGCGGACGGCAGATCGAATTGCACCCAGGCCGGAAGGCTGCTGGCAGTGGGGCGCCAGAACGTCCCGCCGACGATGGTGGCATCGGCAATTTTCCAGCCCGCATTTGCAGCTGAGAATTCGCTGCTGGCCGAAATCGTGTAGCCACTTGTGGTGGCGGCCGTCATCACGGGGATAAAGCTATTCGGGCTGTAGCTCGTCTGGTCGATGAAATAGGCATCTGAACTATATTGGAACGACTGCCCTCTTGCGGTGATGTTGGTGATCTCGAAGGCCGGATATTCGTCATTGGCGTTTGTAACATATGTTCCGCTCGGCTGCTTTTTCCGCTTCAGCCTCACCTCTGCCCGCATCGGTCCGTTGCCCTTGCGGTAGTCGGAAAAATGCACCGTGGGCAGCGCCCGCCACGCCACGTCGCCAACCTTGCGCACCTCAATTCTGGCCGGAACAACAACTGCCCCGCCATCAAGAACATAGACCATGCCGGAGGGGAACAGGAAGCGCAGCACAAACTCGTCCCAATCGCCTGCCGTCTGGAAATACTGCCAGCCAGGGGCGGAATTGTCCGGCGTGGTCTGGTCCTTCAGCAGGTCATTGGTTGTGACGGCCAGTTCCGTCTGGAAATTCCCCAGCGTGGCCGTGTTGCGCTCCTCGATCACCAGGCCTGGATAGGCGGTAAAAACTTCACTGCCGGTGGTGCTTTCCACCGTCTCAATGGCAAGCCCGGCAATATTGGCGGCCTCCACGTCATTGATGCGGATATTCTCGATCAGGTTCCGGCCCTCGCAGCCCACGATCATGTGCAGCGTGACGTCATCGCCCTCAAGTGTCGTGTAGGGCGGGGCCAGCAAGGGCGGCGAAAAGCCGATCTTGCCCAGCACCACCGGCAGCACATCCAGAAGCGTGAGCGTGTTGCCCGTCACGCCTGCGTCTTGCAAGGTGCGGTCTGCGCCTGAATCGCCGACCTTGGGCGGGGCCGTAAGCGCCGATACGGCCAGAGACCCGGCAATCCCGATGGCAGTGACAGCCAGCGATGCGCCAATGCCGCCCGCCGCAAAGGATGATCCGAGCAGACCCAGCCCCGCGGGGCCAAGCGCGCCACCACTGACAAAGGCAGCGATGGCCACCACTGCCACGGACGCGACAAGCGCCAGGGTTTTCTTGCTCTGCGGCACATAGATGAATTCGCAGCGCGACACGGATGAGGGCTGCAGCAGATGGGTTGACCAGGTGTCTGGCGCGATCAGCACCCCATCCAGCAGCACCTTCCCGCCATCCGCAAACCAGTGACCGGCGTCCACCTCTGCCAGCACATCGGCAATGGTCTTGGGAGCGTCCAAATTCAGGACGGCCAGCGGGGCATCAAGCGGCGTGAGATAGAGCGAAAGTTTCATGGCGAAGCCCATGGCCCGCGCAGAATGCGGCTGACGGTGAGAATGCTGAAGGGCTCCACGCAGGCAGGCGCCGATGATGTGGCGTGCAGTGCAAAACCCTTGCCGGCCACCACGCCGATATGGCGCTCCTGCGACCGGAGAGTGCTACCCACCCGCACAGGCTCAAGCATCATGACGGCATCAAAATCCTGTTCCTGGCCCAGAGGGATTTCACGAAAGCCCCGCGCAATGGCCTCCCGGCGAAACACCGTCTCGGGATCATCCGTGCCATCGAAGCGCGGCAATTCCACACCGCAGCACTCGGCCCAGACCTTGCGCACCAGAAGCCAGCAGGGGTCTGGACCCGCTGCCAGCAGCCCAACATATTGATCCGCCCAATGCATCAGCGCCCGGCCCCGTAAAGTCCGGGGAAATTGCCCGGCAGAACGACAATGGAGCCCAGCGATTCCGAGGAATGATCTATGCCCATCAGCGTGCCGGTGATGAACACCGGGCTGATTGACATGTCCGTCAGGCGCAGCCGTGCCACCCTGGCGATGGGTTCATCAGGACGGGCCAGGTTGATGACCTCAAGTGTCACTTCCGGCGCGTCGGCCTGCCGGGCAAAGCGCTGCCCCATCTCCGGATCAACATTGGGGATTGAAAATTCGCAGCGGGGCACCTGCCCGTCATCATTCACCCATGTGATGTTGAAAAAGGCAGGGGTGTAGGTCTCGCCCCGCGACACCACCGCCTCGGTATTCTTGACCAGGCGCAGCACCTCGAATGACGGATGCATGATGGTGGCCAGCATGAGCGCGGGTTCGCCAGAATTGCGGGCCTTCAGCCAGGCCTCTTGCCATGTGGCGGTCATGTCAAGGATGCCTTCTGCGTGAGGGCAATCCCGACGCGCCAGACACCTGGGGCACCACCGTCATCAACGACATATGGCTCGCTAAAAGTGTAGGTTTGCGTCCCGGATGGGTATAGGTCCGCCCAGTCAAACTGCAGCGATCCGCCCTTGAGTGTCGTGAAATAAAAGGTTTCAAGCGTGGCGAGCTGGTCATCATCGAGAACTTGTGAGAACGTGAGTTGCCGCACCGTTGCGGAATAAGCAGCGCGGACCACAGGCTCTCCCCGGTCAGGCTGGAATATGACCCGCTGATCAAGAGCCTTGACGGACAAACTCCCTGCGAACTGCTTTTGTGGGAGCGTGGCTGGCCATGTAATTGCCATGCGTCACGACCTCCGGCGATTGCTGCGGCCGCCGACATAGCGGCCCATGCCCGGATCAAGTTCACCGGTGCCCAGCATCGAATTGACCTGATCCTTGATCAAGATGCGCATGCTTCCGTCAGGCCCCTTCTGGCGCTCTACCTGCGGCGCGTTGTGGCGCTGATCGATAATTGTGACGTTTGACGATCCGCCGGTCAGCCGCTGCCCTGGCTTCGTGATATCAACGCGCTCGTTTGGGGACTTGCGGAATGCCACAAGCTGGCTGTCAATGCCGCCAGAGCCGCCGGGGAAAATCGTTCCACCTGACGCGAAGCCGAGAAGCTTTCCAATGCCAGACAGAGGGCCGCCGGCGGCATTCCCGCCTATGTTGAAAAGGCCAGAAATGAGGGTATTTGCCGCCATCTTGGCAAGCTGAGATGTTATGCCTTTCAAGGCGTCATGCCATTTGAACGTTCCGTCGATTGCTTGACCAATCCAGTCTTGGACGGTCCCGCCAACGGCATTTGCCATGGCATTTCCCGCTGACTGAGCGCTCTCAGAAACCCGATACCAGCTGAGGTCCAAATCGTAGAGAGATTGCGTGACTTCCTTGTTCTCCTGCGCCACCTGACGTGGGGCGCGGGACGGTGAGGACGGTGCCGTTGAAATGACCGGGGCTGAACGGAGTTTCGTTGCCGTGGTCGGAAGGCTTCCCTTGCCGACAAGGTTCACGGTCTGCCGCGCAAGTTCATTCTGCTTTGTGAGATCGACGTTGATCTTTTCAATTTCTGCGCCCATCGCGCGCCATGCGCCAAGTGCCCCAAGCGGACCAGTAGTGCCATTCGCAATGTTCTTGAGGGTATCCCAGATAACGCCGAATTTCTGCAAGTCGGCAGCATCGGCCCGGAATACGTCGCCAAGTTTTGCCATCTGCTCCCTGACGGCGTTTGTGATGTCGGAGGCGTGCGAACCAATATCGACATAAGCGGCCAGCTGCGTTGTGAAATTCGCCAGCGCTTCTACGACCGGAACTGCGATAACCTGCGCAAGCCCCTGCCCTGCCGTCTGCAACTTTGTCAGGTTGTCGTTGAATACCTCTGCAGATGCACTCGCATCTTTGTTGACGACGACACCGAAGCGTTCCGCCTCGGCAGCCGCATCTGCCAGACCTTGCTTGCCCGCATTCAACAGCGGGATCATGTCGGCCCCAGACTTGCCGAATAGCGCTATGGCCAGTGCAGTCTTGTTGGCCCCATCCTCATACTGCGCAAATTTGCCCGCGATGTCTTGAATGATGGCTGAGGTGGGGCGCAGCTTTCCGGTAGTATCAACCGCGGCAACACCGATGGCCCGCAGCGCATTGCCTGCATCGCCCTTGCCCGTGGCCTGGAACTGCGCAAGGCCTTTCGACAGTTTTCCGATTGAGGTTTGCAGCGCCTCCATAGGCACATCTGCCAGCTTTGCCGCATAGGAGAGCTTTGACAATTCCTCCACGGGAATGCCGATTTTCTGGGCCGACTTTCCCATGTCATCGAGGCGCTCTGTGATGGCGAGGAACGCTTCCTCCACCTTGTTGAGCGACAACGCAGCAATTGCACCGGCAGCGAAGGCCTTGAATGCCCCAGACAGCTTTGAAAGCGTGGACTGCGCCTGAGAAGCGCCCGCTGAGAACTGCGCCGAATCCAGCCCAAGGGAAACGCGCAGTGAACCGATTTCAGCGCTCTTGGCCATCTATTTTCGGTCCTTTGATCGGGTTACCCATGCCTGCCCTTCGGCGGCAATTTCCTGCCATGGGCGCTTGCGGCGCTTGGCTGGAGCCTGCGCCTGATCACCCATGAGTTTGTTCAAATCGGGCAGCTTTTCCATGCGGTAGAAAGCGGCCATGTGCCATGCAGCCCAGAGTAATTCATTCTGGTGATCGCGCCTGCGCACAACGGCGGCAGACAGTTCGGCCTGCACCTGCCGTGGCGTGAGTGTCCAGAAACGGTCAGGGTCAAGCCCTGTCCCCATCCACGCCACGTGGAGAGCTGGGAAATCCCAGCCCGTTTCTGTCAGTTGGGGTTTTCGGCGACCGCCCCATCGGCATCAGGGAAGGCCAGCCGGAGCGCCTTTGTCAGGGCATCCATGACTTTCGGCGGGCCAGCCTCCTGCACAAGATCGCCAGCTTTGGCCAGCGTCATGTCGGGAACCTGATGCGAAATAGCCGCCAGCAACAGAATGCGGATGGCCGCGAAACTGCCGGACTGAAGATCTTCGATCAACGCTGGCATCCGCTTGCTGGAAAATTCTTCTGCGCTGCACAACGCGTTGAAATCCAGCCGGAGCGTGTAGAGGGTGCCGCCGATTTCCAGCGGCACCTCGCCTTTGTGGGGGTTGGCCATTACGCGACGTTCGCCGTCTTGGCCGAGGTGGCATTGGTGCTGCCAGCGCCGTTCGTGGCCGTCACTACAAGGTCAATGCCATGGGTCACGTCACCGGCAACAAGCACATAGGTGCGCGATGTAGCGCCACCGATGTTCACGCCATCACGCCGCCACTGATAGGTGAAGGTTGGAGCGCCAGACCATGTGCCTTCGTTCGCCGTGAGCGTGGAGCCCGAGGTGAGAACGCCGGAAATGGACGGAAGCAGCGCATTGACCGGAGCCGCCGCTGCGCCATAGCTGGGATCGCCCGAAACCTTGCCGCCGCACTTGGCCGTCATCTTGCCATCGACCGGCACGGCATCCGGGTTGTATTTCTTGATGTTGGCCGTGAAGGTCACGGAATCGCCGGTCGGGAATGTGATCTTGACCACCCGCTGGTTGCCAAGGGCGGTGCGCAGGTAGCTGTCCGTCGCGCTTCCCGGCACATAGTTCATGGTGAAATCGAAGTCACCGGAATCCGCCAGGCCTGTGATGTATTCACGCTTGCGGCCCGGTGAGGCGTAGTGCGTGACATCGATGTCATCAAACACGGCCTCCGGAAAGCTGACATCGAAAACCTCAGAAAGCGTGGTGAACACTGTCGGGGCAGAGGTCAAAGCCATCTGCACGGTCAGGCCCCAGGCTGTTGATGCGCTGGACATGGATCGTTCTCCTATCTGTGAAGGATGCGGTAGTCGGTTGAAACGCGGTAAACCTTGTCCGGTGACTGATCGTCATCGAACAGATCCCGCTCACTGTCGTAAAAGATGCGGTCGATTGTGCCGGCCAAGCCACTGCCCTTGGTGTTGAGGGCAGATTTCAGGGCACGGGCCAGCGCCTTTGCCCCGGCATAGGTCAGGGCGTAGGCATCAACCTGCACACGGGATTCCATGAGGCTCGACGCCTCGCGGTATGTCGGATCATCACTCCCCGAAATGCGGGTCAGGATGACAAAGGGCTTCACCTCGCCCTGCTGGGCCTGTACCCAGCGTACCCTGTCTGACACCAAGGCCGAGACGCCAGCATCAGCCAGGATCATGGCAACGAGCAGTTCTTCCATCACGCCACCTGCGTCTCATGGGCCAAGAGCGCTGCCATGCTGGCGCCAAGCTTCACGTCCCCGGTGTATTTCTTTGACCGTCCGACGCGGCGAGCCGTGGCAATGATCTGGTTGCCCAGTTCTTCCTTGATGATCTCAAGTGCGTGATCAGCCTCGGCATCCCATGCGGGGCGCATATAGGGGCGAGCAGCCTGTTTGACAGACCCAAATTCCTGCACGATCCGTTTGATCGCGTCCTTTTTCGATTTGGCTTTTGTAGGACCCACGAACATGACGGCGGTGGAGGCCGTCGCCTTGGCAGCCCTGCGGGCACCGCGCATGGCGGCAACGGCTTCAGCCTTTGACCCACCGGAGCGCATCACCGCGGCAAATTCAGCGCCGCCAATCCCCTTGATCTTTGATGACACCGCCATGGATGATGCCAGTTCCCCGGTATCACGGGGCGCAAGTTCCGAGGCCCGGTCTGCAATTGGCTGTCCGGCTTTTGCCAGGGTGCGCTTCAGCACGCCCTTCTGAAGGCTGCGTGGCAGTTGTGCCAGGGCATTGTCCAGCTGCCGCAGGCCATCCACACTCACCGTCACCTTCATGGCGCTTCAGCCCGTGCGGTAGCCGTGAATTCAATGCCTTCGCGGCGGCCGACTTCCTTGACTCCATTGATGTCGTAGATACGGCCCTCAAACTCAATCCGGTCCCGTGGGTCAACGTCAGCCACATTGGCCGAATAGCGGATGGTGAAGCGGTATTTGCGTGTGGACAGTGTTTCACCAGCCCGGAACCGCTCTGCATCGCTCACCGGCTGCGCCATGGCATGGCGGCGCGTAACAAGATCGCTCCATGTCTGGACCTTCTCATTGAAGGCGTTCGTGGTTGTGGTCGCCCGCTTGATGGTGATGAACTTGTCGAGGTCGCCCGCTCTCATGCCAAGCCTCAAAATCCAATCTGGCGGTGCGGGGCCAGCAGGCTTTGCACGGCAAGCGGCAATTCAGAAAAGCTGCCTTCGTTCACTGCTTCGCGGTTCTGATACCAGTGCGAGGCCAGAAGGATGATGGCATGGCGGATGGCGGCGGGAACGTCAGAGGCGTTGGCACCATAGCCAGCGGTCCACGTCACTTGCACCGCGTCATCGCGGGAATAGGTTGATGGCCACGACTGCCCGGTGAGAAGCCCCACATAGGGGCCCGCCTCATCGGTGAAGCTGCCATAGAGCGATGCAGAAGCGGTCTGCAATGCGTTCGCAGTGTCGTAATACTGCACCGATGACACTGCGATCAGGTTGCCCAGAGGCAGGCGCAGCACGTCATCGAAGGCGGCAAAATCCTGCCGCCATGTCTGTTGAACGAGCGCCCGGCCCAGAATGCCAGCATGGCCGTCGAGATAGGATACTGCGGCATCGATCATCGATTGCAGCAGGGTATCATCATCGGCGAAATCCACCCGCGTCTGTGCCTTCATGTCGGCGAGCGACACGGGCTTAACGCTGGGGGCGGCAGTCTGGACCGGGCGAAGCATTGGTTACTTGGTTTCCGGGGCCTTGGCGGGGGCCTTGGTTTCAGGCTTGGCAACGGCTTCGCCTTCCGCTTCAGCCCACTTCTCTTTGATGGCGACGGCGGCAAGGTCGCCCGTCACTTCATCACCCGGATTGAACGTGACGGGATAGACTTCGCCATCCTTCACGCCGTCAAACTGCTTGATCACTTTGACCATGTGGCTTCTCCAATGAAAAAGGCCGGGTTTCCCCGGCCCGTCAGGTTTCAGAAAGATCAGGCCTGGTTGGCCTGCGGCGTCAGGCGCGGGCGGCCCTTCAACACACTGGCGGCCAGCGGAGTGCCGGTGCCATGGGTGCCGGAGAAGTCAGCCAGCAGCTTCAGGTAGCGCTTGTTGCCGATATAGCCGAAGCGATAGGTGGCGGCGGCAGCATGGGCGGCCTGCAGCGACTTGATGATACCGTTTGACGTTCCGGAGACACCCAAGAGATCAGCATCGGCCACATTGGTGTAGGTCGAGTTGTCATCCGAGTGGGTCAGCACAAAATCCACCTTGTTGACGCCGGTGAAGGTGATGCCACCCACGCCAATGTCCAGAAGGATTTCAGCGGCATCGAAACCCTGAAGGTCGATTGCAGCGGGCGTGGTGTCGGCAGAATAGGTGGCGTTGCCGATGGCAACGTCACGGGTAAAGAGAGTGTGAAGGTCACGCATTGGAGCGTCCTTTCATCGTTGAAATTGCGGGATGTGTGGAATGGGAGGCCGGGGCCGGAGCCCCGGCACAGGGATCAAGCGAACTTGAGAAGCTTGATGGCTTCGAAGTTCTGGACGCCGCCGCCGACGCGCTTCGTGGTGTAGAACAGCACATAAGGCTTCGAGGTGTAGGGGTCGCGCAACACCTGCGTGCCCATGCGGTCAACGATGAGGTAGCCGCGCTTGAAATCACCAAAGGCGAGAGACAGTGAGTTGGCAGCCTTGGCCGGCATGTCCTCAGCTTCCGTCAGCGGGAAGTTGAACAGGCTGTCAATGATGCCATTGTCGCTCAGGCGTGGGCCAGCGATGTAGTTGCCCTGGCCATCCTTCAGTTTGCGGATTTCACCAAGCAGCGCGCGGGCCGTGACGAAGCTCGCATTTTGGCGATATCCAGCCTTGACCGCATAGATGAGGTCGAGGATGGAATCCGCCTTGTTCGATGCAGCCCAATCGCCGGAAACGCCAGTGCCGATGAAACCAATGCTGCCCCATGCATAGGAGGGGTTGGCAACGGTGGGATAGGCGAGGAAGCCGCGCGGCTTTTTGTTGCCATCACCAGCAACGAAGGCTGCGCCTTCCTTCTGGCCAAACTCAAGCGACACTTCATCGGCAATCCAGGTGTCCATGTTGATGTAACTGTCATCAAGCATGGTCTGGGTGGCCGCGGGCATGGCATAGACTTCGAAGGTCGGGAATTCCAATTCGCCAAGCTGCGAATTGAGGGTCTGCGGACGCGAATCCACCTCACCAACCCAACCGGAGTTCGTGCCGCGATGCGAAACCAGCTTCTTGTAGCTGTTTGCGCCGATGGTGCGCACGCCGGCGATCTGGCGGATGGGCGAAACTTCCTTCAGCACGGCGTCAATGGCGTTTTCCAGTTCCGGGCGGGCGGTATAGCCGCCATCCGGGTTGGACTGCGTATTGAGAGCCTTGCGCTCAAGATCCTGGAGGGCAGAACGGCCGCCAGCAGCATCTTCGCCCTTGCGCAGGAAAGTGTCGAACTTGGTGGAATACTCGGCCATCTCCGGCGAAACCGCCTTGGTCGATGAACCAAGAGCCTCGCGTTTCATCTTGGCGATAGCCTTGTTGGTGTCGTCCTTCAGTTCATCGATGGCGGAGTTGATTTTCGCAAGCTCATCCTTGCGCACCACGTCATCGAAGCCCTTCTTGGTTTCCTTGATGGCCTCATCGTTCTTGGACTGCAGCGTGATCACGGCGTTCATAACCGCATCAAACTGCTTCTTGATCTCAATCGGCAGGTTTTCACCGCCGTTGTCGCTTTTGCGTTCAAACATAGAACTTATCCCTTGGAGAGGAGCGTGCGAATGAGTTTTTCGCTTTGCTCTGTGATCGCGGAAGTGATGGCTTCTTTGCGAAGTTCATCCGCAGGTTCATCCTCTCCGTTGCGGAGAAGCTTCTTGATGACCGCCGTGGCCTTGCGCGCATCGGCAGTCCCGAATCCACCCTCATTTCGCAGGGCGGCCTCGATTTCTTTGCGTGTCGGGATCACAATTCCACCCTTCACAGCTTGCACTTTGGCATCTTCATTCATCGGGAAGGTGACGCATGACACCTCCCACAGATCGGCTTCGATGATCTGCCGGACACTGCGGGCGCTGTCATAGGCATCCTTTACAGTGCGGAAACCGATGGAAAGGCTGTCAACAATGCCCTCTTTCATCATCGCATAGACTTCGTTGGCCTTTTCCAGCGTGAGCAGCAATTTGCCGCGCGCCTTCAGGCCTTTCGAATCTTCTTCGAGTGAGGTCCAGACGCCAATCGGCTCGCAGGCATCATGCATCCAGAGCATCTTCACGCCTGAAATCCCGCGCTCTTTGAGCGTTTTTGTGAAGGCGCCAGGCATCACAACGTCGCGGCCATTGTCAACATTGCCGAAGGTCGAGGCATAGCCTTCAAAAACACCTTGCTCGTCAACTTTCGTTTCCATCCCGCCAAGGCGAGACATCTTGATCAGGTCTGTCATGGTGCCGGTTGCCCTTGTGGCTGTTGCTGGCCTGCCGGATCGGTAGGCTTGGGGAATTCATCGCCGCCATCGACGGGGTTGTAGCCTTCGCGCGCGCGCACATCGTTTTTCGTCAGCCACGCCGTCTCAGGATGGCCCGTGCCGAGTGCCTTGGCGTAAAATTCAGCGCGATCCATCATCGTGCCGGCCTCAAGAAACGCGGTATCGAGCTCGCATTCAAAGGCATCATCGCGCAAAATGTCGCGCTCAATGGCCTGCTCCCAGCGCTCAATCCATGGGCCGAGCGTGTGCTTGACGTGCGCAATGAAAAACTGCTCTGCGCTGCCGTATGTCGTGGTTTTGTCCACCGCTGACATGAGCATTTGCGGAAAAACGCGGAAGGCGCGGGCAATCTCGGCAATCTGGTGTTCACGGCTCTGCACGTGCTGCTGGTCAACCCCAGACATGGACATGCTGGCGTAGTTCCACTCCCCGTCGAGAATGGCGACACCACCCTCACCACCAGGGCCAAAGCGTTCCTGCCATGCGGTTTTCAGTTTTTCCTTCGATTCAGTCGATAGGGGCTGCTTATTTGACAAAACGCCCGATGGGCGACCGCCATTTCCGGCCAAAATCGACTGCTGGTCCTGCAGCGCATCTGCAAGCCCGATGGCTTCAGAGGCTTTCGTGACCACGTTGAGGCCAGAAAACATGTTCCAGGATGGGCCGTGAATGTGCAGAATGTCCTCTTTGGGGATCACGCCAAGCAGTTTTCTGCCGTCTGAAACCCGATATTGGACCGTGTAGTCGGTCAATTGCTCTGCCTGGCACATGTCGGAATGGATCGGGATGAGCTCCACGATCCGGTTTTTCAGCCCACGGACGATATAGGCGTAGCCATTCCCGTTCAAAACCGCCTGCATGGTGAGCGCTTCGCGGAACTCGAATGATGTCATCCATGAATTGGGACGCTTGCGCAGCAAATTCCACGCGGGATGGTCATAGGCCGGCGAAAAGTGCATCCGGTCGCCATTCAGGCTGCCCTTCTTGATGACAAGCGGCAATTGGGCCACGCCTTCAGCGATGACGCGGGCGGCAGACAAAACAACCGGGATATCAAGCGATGAAAGCGGGGTGACGGTCTTGCCTGATCGTGTCGGACCCCGCCACCAGTTCAAATCCTGGATATCGGACATGGCGACAGTGCGCCAAGTGTTCGTGTTCGCCTTTTTCCCAAACAATCCCGCGAAAAATGTCCCGAGATTCGCCATCAAAGCACCAGCAGACTGTCGTTTTCGAGGTAGGACGGCACACCATCCACCGCAACATCACGCGCCTTCAGCCCCTTCGCCATGACGGCGGCAACGGCACCATCAATGCGCAGGCGGGTTTTCGACTTGTCCAATTTCCGGTTCCCTGCCGGATCTGCAATCGGGATCGCATTTGCGAAGCACATTGTCAGAACCGGGTTTCCATCATGTTTGAATTTGCGGTCAGCGACCGAAATCACGAAGGCGTCAATCGCTGGCGCCATGTCTCGAAAGCCCTGGCCAAACGGCACAAGGCGAAGCCCATCTTGCGGCCCCTCTCCACCCTCCACGAAGGCGGCGAAGCCGATGGCCTGAAATTCCTTCAGCAGCAGGTCAATGCGCCACCGGTCATAGGCAAGGCCCTTGACGCGGTAACGCATGCACAGTTCCGCAATCTGGCGCGCCACGTAGCTGTAATCCACCGTGCGGCCGGGCGGCGCTTCAATGAATCCCTGCTTTGCCCACACGTCATAGGGATAGCGGTCACGCACTGCATGCTCCTGCAGTGTGTCGCCAGGCTTCCAGAACCAGCCCTTGGTGCGGTCTGTGTCGCGGTCTGCCGAGACACCCAGCAGTGCCGTCAAGTCATCGCTGGCCGAGAGATCAAGGCCGAGATAGATTTCCTCTTGATCTTCAAAATCGAATTCCGCCAGGCACGCCCCCCACTCATTGCGGGAGATCAGCGGGGCCTGCGAATTTACCCGCTGGTTGAGATAGAGGTTGCGGAACTTGGATTCTTCCGCTGGCATGCGCTTGGCCTTGTCGGCCATCGACTTGAAATCATCGAAGTCACGAAACGTGCCCAGCGCCGGATTGGCCAGCCGCCACACGCTCTCGTCAAAAATATCCTTGCAGTCATCGGGTACTGCATAGAGGTGCGTGACGATTGTCGGATCGTCAGCGTTGAGGCCGTCATCGATCAGCAGCGACAGGATGTGCTGCGGGTCCGGTGATTGCGTCGAGATCACCACAAAGAGCGGCTCGGCCCGCGCGCCCATCGAGGTATCAAGCACCTCATAGAGATCGCGCGTCTTGGCCTGGGCCAATTCGTCATAGATCACCATGGACGGGTTGAGGCCGTGCTTTGTGCCGGCCTCGGCGGAAATCGCGCGGTAGAAGCTGCCGTTTGACGGGCAGGTGATCGTTTTTGTGGACGGCACAACCTTCAACAGCTTGCCGAGCTCATGATCGGCATCGACAATCTGCCGGGCGACCTTGAACACCTGGGCGGCCTGCTCACGGTCATTGGCCGCCGAGTAGATTTCGCCGTTCTGGATGGCCTCTGGCCCCACCAGATGCGCAAGCACCAGCGCCGCGATCAGTGCCGTCTTGCCGTTTTTGCGCGCCACCGACAGGATGGCCCGGCGCACGAAGCGCATGCCATTGCCGCGGTGCGGCTCATACAGATCACGGATAAACCGCTTTTGCCATTCCTCAAGCCGGAATGGTGCCCCCTGCCCTTTGCCTGACGGAACCGTCAGGAGTTCAATGAAGCTGATGACCCTGGCCGCGCGATCAGGCCGCCGAATTTGGATTTCGGCGCTTCCGCCGGCAGCCTCAGATTTTGCCTGGCCTTTGGATCGAGGCCCAGCCGGTCGCCCAGCGACGCCAATATCACCGCCTGCTGATTGAGGTGCTTTAGCCATGGGTTTACGACAAGGTTACCTACTGAGTTCTCAATGACCCTCTTGAAATCCGGGGCTGCGATGATGTGGGTGGCGTGCTTGTGCTCAGACCACGCCATGGCGAAAGCCGAGAGCAGGAAACTGTCGAGGCGCGAATAGACGCCGGGCGGCATGGAGCTCTTGACAACCTCGATGCAGCCCACCGCGTCATCCGGCAAATGGTCCGGCACAAAGATCTCGCCAAGCCCTTCAACCCCAAGGTCAACCACGGCACGCTTGCCGGGCTTCCCCTCCATGATTTCCAGCTTGGAAAGCTTTTTGCGGGGGCCTCTTTTGCCCATTTTGCAGCCTTTTCAACTATAACGGGCGATTTTGCCCAAACTTGCGGCGGTTAACGCGCGAT